CATCCCCACTGCGTTAATAGTGTAGTGGTAACACGCAACCCTTCCAAGGTTGAACTGGGGGTTCGATTCCCTCTTAACGCAACTTTCAAAAATACATTTGTAATATTGTAAACACAACACTACAAATGCAGTCATTTATATAAATGCGAAATATTTTAGCATACGTATCTATATGAAACGATTACTATGGATTACAACTGTTGTGTGGTGGGTTTTCTGGATTTTTATCGTCATCGTATTATATTTTTTACTTTCGATGTTTGCGCGATATTGGTTTATCAATCCAGTATATGTGGCACATGATATTTCGCCAAAACAACAACTTGAAAGAGAAGGTGTCGTTCGCATCCTGAATCTTTTATCTGAAATGGACATTGAAATCCTAACGCGTTATGGAAAGGAAAACAAAATTCTTGATGCAAAACGGTATATAGTAGAGTCCACCAAGATTCGGCGCTTGGTAGTTGATATGTTCGGCGAGGATTATGCATTCCAAGATTATATCTTTTTCATTAAAAAGTCTCAATTTCATACTTGTCACCGGGATTATAACGGAGATCTCTATAATGCCGATCAACATTTTCCATCATACACCATTTTGTTTTATTTGAATGATATGGGAAATTGTTTGGATGTTCTACCTGCGTCTCACCTATCAATGAAAGATAATTACAATTGGACCGACAAAACCCAAACTATTCAGTGTTCGCGCGGCGACGCCATTTTATTTAATGCAAATATGGTTCACAATGGATCATTGAATGAAAACAGTGCGAATAAAAACATGCGCATACAAATGAAACTGTCCCACATGGACGATAGTCAAACGCTCAATTTTTATAACAATTATAACAAGGTTCTCGACCAGGAAGATAATTCACCCATGATCATGAAACAAATCCAAAAACACGTAACCTGTCAATTTCCGGTTCTGAGTGGTTATATAAAACAATATGATACCAATGTGGACAAGGCTACGGACACAAACACCACTATTTTCTCTGTTTTTTCACATCTTTTCCCAGTGTTACTAACCATTTCAGAGTAAAAGCCGCACTGAGAGTAAGTAGAACAAGAACGAACACATATATGAATTTTGATAATCCATAAAAAAATTGGTGTCCGGGTTCGACTTGTTTGTCCAAGTCGAATTTTTTATGAAAATATTTTATAATATCAGCAATCCCAAGTGGATTATACCAATGTTTGGAGTTTTCCGTGGGTGGGAATAGTTGGTAACAGAGCGGTTGAGAATAGATATATCGCGAATACCGGAAGCCATTGCAATTATGAAAAAGGTCCCAATCTACAATATCTGTTTGCCCGTAGGATTCCAGTATATAATTACGCAGTGGTTTTGAATAAATACATGCATGTGTTCCTGATGATAAATAGAGGTGATTGTGGTTTGAAATACCTGCTGATTGTATATACGGGAGGCATCCTAAATAATACATACATTTATCTGTGAGTTTCGTCTGTAAAAACTCACATACATCACGTTGAACGGAGGGGTCTTTTATATTGGGATGAAACAGAAAGTCGTCTTCTAATATCAAAACATGGTTGTAATTTTCTTTATTGGCATGTTGAAATATTTGTAAAAAGGCGTCTGTTAAGTCATGGGGTGGCGTTTGATCCAGCAACGTCTTTGGGCATTTTTTATAACCCTGATTTATCACTATATATACAGTGTTTGTGGGATGGTATGCAGACAACTGTTTTTCAATGTCCGGTTCCCTGCCGTTGTCTTTTAAGTGTATAATATATGTTGCATCTATTGCGCCGTTGAACATTCCGTCTGTATACACTCGTTTTTTATACCGATAACATTGTTTGTTTTGCTCCATGCCCGACCCTGTTAATATATGTATACACATATAATACGAAGTTGTTTGCCATACTAAATATGCAGGCGTTTGTGTCACTGGTTTACAGTTCGTAAAATAAAAAATACACGGTGACCTATTGTATTTTTATCAGTGGTTTATATCGCCATTACAAGGATATATTTTGATGTTGCACGATTACGTGTTTCAATCACAAATGTGTTTGTATAATCTGTGAGTTCATAGCAATCTGCCCTCATATATTCAAACGTCATGGATTCGCCTTCTTTCAAAATAGATGTCCATTGATCAGAAAGATGAGACGGCATACAGACTACATATTCGCAATTTCCTTCTCGACATGGTCTTGGTAGAAGATGAGAATATTCCAGATCATATTTGCGTAGACAATATGCAAATGGACAATCCATTACATTCGTGTCCAAATACCGCGGGACAGTGGCCACATAATAGTTGAAAATCATTTCAAACGGTTTGATTTTAGTAACAGATCACAAAACCATTCAATTTTTTGTGTTCATTTGCTTGTATACATCACAGTTTTTACGTAGTATCTGCGGCTGGGTATAGTTTTACGTAGTATCTGTATTATTCTATATTGTTGACGGAATAGGTAGATCATCCTATAGTTTCTACGCAGCATCTGTTCTTGCTTTTAATTTCTACGTAGAATCTGTTCTTGACTGTAATTTCTACGTAGAATCTGTAACATTTAAATAATTTATACGCAATATTTGATACTAGTAGTTTTTGCGTAGCATCTGTGTAATTCTATACTGTTGACGGAATAGATAGATGGACTCATAGTTTTTACGCAGAATCTGAGACAGATAGTTTTTACGCAGAATCTGTATGTGCCTATAATTTCTACGTAGAATCTGTAACATTTACATAATGTCTACGCATCATCTGTATTCCGTGATTTCTACGTAGAAATTCAAAAAATACCGAATGTTTACATAGCATCTGAGAACATTGCATAATTTTCACGTAATTTCTATATTAAGATTATATAATATTTACGTAGGTTCTCAGAATCATGTATTTTTCAAAACAAAGAAAGTGGTCGGCCGATCCAAAATGGACAAAAATATTTGTCCATTTTTTGTTTTTCGCGGAAAAAATCTTGCAAAAAAATCCACGATTTTCAGTGGAAAGCATAATCGAGTGAAACACAAAAAAAATAATTTCCGTAACCACTGCGATGTTTTTCACCCCATTTTAGGGAAAGGAGGGGTGGGCGAATTTTCATGCCCTTTTCCTCCTTTAGGCATAAAAATCTGCCGGTTATCCTCCTTTCGGCAATAAAAATTGCCCCGTATCCTCCTTTAGGCGAAAAATATTGCCCTGGGTCATCGTTCGTAGCATTTCCCCGTAAATAATGTCTGGATATAGAAATGGATCTTAATGGTGACTCGAATACACAAGTGCTTTTTGTATGTTCGAACTGTGATTATACAACAGGTTATAAAAAGGATTACCACCGACACTTATTATCGAAAAAACATATGAAACGAGCGGAGAATAAAGATGTGGATGCTATTTACAAATGCGAATGCTGCGAATTTCAAACCATATATAAGTATAACTACGATGTCCATGTGAAAAGTCAAAAACATTTGCTGAAACAGAACCATACTATGCAGAATATAAAAGAGAACCAATGCGAATTTTGCCGGAAAATCTATAGTAATAGCAAAAACTTATGGCGACATAAAAAAATATGCAAACATAAACCCACGGATGAATCGTGTTGTGGTGCAGACATTTCCGACACTGGTTCTATTGATGGTGATTGTAACGACATAGAATATAACGAAAGGCATAAACAGACAGGGGTCGGTCCAATTACCCCCGAATTGTTTATGCAAATGTATAAACAAAATAGCGATTTTCAAATGTTAATGATGGAGCAACAAAAATATATTCTTGAAAAAATGGAGACTATAAGTAGCAACAACAATCATAATCACAATCACAACAATAATACAACAAATAGTAACAATAGCATAACCATGAATAATAGTAATAATAAAACGTTCAATATACAGTTCTTTTTGAATGAATATTGCAAAAATGCAATCGACATTCACGATTTTGTAAGATCACTCAATTATTCCACCGAAAATTTGGAGGAAACTATGAAATTGGGGTATGTGGGTGGGATATCAAAAATGATGACCGACAAAATAAGAATAACACCCGTAGAAGAACGCCCGATTCATTGCTGTGATGAAAAACGCGAAAAATTATATATTCGAAATAATGGCGAATGGGTAAGCGGAAATGATTCCGCTGAAATACTCCAATCCATCATTGCTGACATTGCAAATAATAATTATCGCACATTTCAGCAGTGGGTTCGTGAAAACCCTTCTTGTATGACATTGGACACGCCTGCTTATGAAAAATATATGGTAATTTACAGAGGTGTGATCGGGTCTCGAACCGATGACGAAGAAACGAAACATGTGAAAAAAATACTCACCAATATATTACATGATATTGTTATAGAAAAAGAGAAATATTTGATGTAGATGAACTTGTCATTCTCTTTAGAAATTTGCCAAATGACGAATCGCATCCTCACATGCAATTTGTTCGGCCTTCTTCTTTATCTTATGAATCCCTTCTCCCAAAAACACAAAAATCTTATTATGCTGAGACATAAATTGATGAATGTCCGAGTAAGATCGAAATTTTGAAACGGGTATCGCTTGATCTGGGCGAACACAATGAATAGGTTGACCCAAACACAAGTATACGCCCATCTGATAACCACTCTCTGTATTATGTTCTTGAATTTCCATATAATCGGGTGTAACTTTAAACTCCTTCTGTATTTTTACTTGCAAAATGTTCTTATAATTATCGTCATTTCGAATCAGACTAATCCAATCCACGTGTTTTTCAAAGACGTTTTCAATGAAAATTTGCGCCATTTGAAAACCAGGCCCTGTGAGGAAGATATTTTGAAACCAATTCTCGTCGTCCTTTACGGAAATTTTATTGAAATCTAAAAAGAGCGCGCCAATGAAGGCTTCAAACAAGCACCCCAGTTTTTTCAAATTTGTGCGCGTTTGTTTCAATTCGGCATGATTCGATAGAATGAGCCATTTATGCAGACCCATTTCATATGCCATTTTGCCGATGGATTCATTCTTTACCAGAGCAATTTTTTTTTCGGTCATAAACCCCTCATTTTCTTTTGGAAAACGACGATATAAGTAATATTTAGTAATACATTCTAATACACCATCACCCACAAATTCCAAACGCTCATTTGATTTCGTGTATAACGGGAGACAATCGTCGGGTTTAGGCACAATCACAATATTGTTTTGTTCGTTTTCCAGATTCGGGCGTTTAATATAGGAGCGATGAATAAATGCGCGTTTATACAAAGTCAAGTTATAAACAGGTGCGTCGATTCCGTAGGCCGACAATAGATTCGCTACATCCTGTTCCGTAATCTGTTTATTTAGGGAATTGTAGGGGTCGAAAATATAAGTTTCCACGCCACTGCTGTTTTTTTCTACACGAATATCGTCATCCATATTCATTTTATTTTATTTTTTTGAATAAAATGAAGAGGTCGATACTAATTATACTGGACTGGGTTTATATCTTTTTGGGATTCAATTTTTCCTTTCCACAAAAGAAAAATATTTAGATAGTATATATCTTAAAAATGGTTTTAAGCAACGGTAGCACAAAAGCAAGACACGTTTCCAGCATCGTAAATCAAAATCAAGGAGGTGGAAACAAGAAGGCGGGATTCCCTTACCAAGTAGGACGTTCGTCCTGGACATCGGTTGCGTTTAATATGACCAACCCTGTGTCCGGTAACTGCTGCCAATTGAAATCCATGCAGATGACTCTTTTCCCCAACGTTCATCCTTCTCGCCCCATTGGTTCTACGAGCAACTACAATACTTACTGGCGTGTTCCCGGCACGAAGTAAATAGTTTTGTGTAAACCATATAATAAGTTCTCCAAGGAGTTATTATATAGTATCGATTTGTAAATGAAAGTTATATTGGATGAACGCGAAATCGCATTGTATGATTCTTGTTATGCACTATTATCATCTCAAAAAACGCCCTCGTTTATTGTATTGTCCAAAGAGGTTCTCCCCATTGGTGATATATTAATTCAAACAGACGGTGGGAAAGATGTCTTGCTGGTGGAGCGCAAAACATTTTCCGACATGTTGTCTTCTATAAAAGATGGACGGTATGAGGAACAATCCTATCGATTGCTTCATTCGAGTGGATTCCCCCCACATTCCATTGTTTATGTATTAGAAGGTATTATGAGTCAAGTGTTTAACCCCGCTGAAAAAAAAATTCTTTATTCCGCAATGACGAGTCTTAATTTTTTCAAAGGGTTTAGTGTCCAACGAACCGCGTCTACGAAAGAGACGGCGGAATGGATATTTTGTATGGCGGATAAAATGGAACGCGAATTTGGAAAGGGAACTGTCCCTTATTATTTGACCGAACCTGTTGGTCGAATGTATCGTCGACCCACGGACGTAGCCATTGAAACCACCGCTGCTCAGGACTCGGCGATCACGGTGGACCCGTCGATCACTGTTGGTGCCTCTATGACTGTGGGCAATTATTGTTCGGTAGTAAAAAAAGTAAAGAAAGAGAACGTTACCCCAGAAAACATTGGCGAAATCGTATTGTGTCAAATTCCTGGCATAAGTTCGGTGACCGCAATTACCATTATGAAAAAATTTACTGGATTCCCGCATTTCTTGGAACAACTTCAAAGCAACCCAGTGTGTTTAGAGGGCATTGCGATTGAAACCAATGGCAAATCTAGAAAAATAAACAAGTCGTCCGTGGAGAACATTAAAAAATTCTTTTTGAAAAACAACGACACAGCGACTATTCCTTCAGATACACCTTTAAATCTATAGAGTGGCGCAACCATAGAATAAAATAGGCGGTTATTCTATAGAATGTTTCAAAACGTAACAAACGGGAGTCGCAATACGAAGCGAACAAAGAAGGCTAGGCGAGGGTCAACAAAAGTTGTCAAGGGAAAGCAACGAGGCGGGTTGTTTAATAATATATTATACGGTGGTATATATGACCCAATAAACAATGCGATTCGAAAAGCAATTGATAGAAGTGCAAAACGTTTTGTTACGTCTACTCTATTAACGGCTTTGAAAAGTATAACCGCAGTTTCTGGAATTCATGAGATTACGAAACGTATTCCTATTGTAAAAATTATCACTGGACTGCTGCTAGTTAGTAATATGGTGGTAAATAACAAAATAAATGCACTGGCAAGAACTGGTATAATTAAGATGTTAAATAAATGTGCAGTTTATGATAAAACTAAATCCCCGGATTTCAAGGGCATTTCCTACCCTCATATATGGAAAGATGTGGATGATGAAAACAAAACGGAACGTATCAAAGGAATCATTATGGCATTGGATGAATACGTAGGCCCAGCAGAGGAACGTTTGAAATTTATTGAAGCGTTGCGCGTTCCATCTAAAGAAATATCAACGATAACTTGGGATAACCGTGATGCCTGGCTAAACGAACACAAATTACCCACCGACCTTTCATTTGATGTAAAAAAAATAAATACGGATATGACCGAATCTACAGAGATAAAAGAAGAGGTTGCGACGGTGATAGAGAATTTGTCCGATTCCGAAAAAACGGAACTTGATGAAAAAACGAAGGAAATAATTCCGATAGTAAACAATGTTTTAGAGATTCAAGGCGTGGAATCAATAAACAACGAAACACAAACCCCCGCGGAAATCATGAACAAGTTAGATGAAGCAGTAGATTTGGAAAAGACATTCGAAACGGGCGCGCTTCCTCAAGATATACAAGAGAAAATCACCGAACACTCTAACATGGGTCCGTCATTATCATCGGTAGATGACATTCACGCCGAAAAAACCGTGGGCGGCAAGAAAACATACAAAAAGAGAAGAGTTCGAAAATATGTGCGCATGTAACAAAGTATACACATGGAAAAATAACACCGTGTTTGGTTTTATTTTTCGAAAGAATAAAATACATAGAGACAACGGATTTCTATTGTATCCATTATAAAATATCTACAGGTGCGCGCATATGAGTTGGTAAACTTGGTCGAAATTCAACATTGTTTGCGGTGAATAAAACAGGCTTGGTGATGTTGTTCTCTTCGTATTTCCCGGAATCCACCATTTGTTGTGTATAGGTTACCCCTGCCCAATTGGGATCCATCGGGTTGTCACTAATCGAATCTCTTTTCGTGGAGTCATGAATTTGATCAATCTCAGTATAAAGACCAATATATAATCCTTGTGGGTCAAATCCAGCGTGATTGCCTGCGTTATATGGGGCGTTCGCACGATTCGCATCCAAATACTTGGTGATCTGGTTTGATACCGTGGCGTTCGTGGCGTCGGCGGTTACCATAGCCGGAAGTCCACCTTGTGCATCGAACGGACTAGGTCGCATTCTATATACACCCTGGCCTTGTGTATTGTATTCTTGTTGTAAATATAAAACGGGGCAAACAGTTCCGTTTTTGCGTTGTATTTCTAAATATCGAATATAGTCATCTAAAGTAAAAAAAGGAATGGGGTTCTCTCCGTCCACGATAGGTTTGTTTGTATTATACAACATGAGAACATTCCCCTTTTGGACTAATAAATCTGGACATCCTGAGCCTCCGGGTTTGGGGTTCGAAAACCCCTCTTTTTTTCCATATGTAGATATCACATACATGCCTGCTAAAAAAACGAGGAGTAGAAAAGATACAAATAGTATGCGCACTGGTTTCATCGTCGATTTAGGTAATATAGGTTTCGCGTTATATTATATACATAGGAAAAATTTCTACGTCTATTGTATATCATGCCGAAAAAACAGACTACATCGAAAAAAACAAGGATCAAGCATAAAACAATGAAACATAGACAAGAGAAACCGAAACCTCCCTTAGTTATTGGTCTTATTTATGCAAAATGGTGCGGACATTGCCAGGCGTTGGAACCCGAATGGAAAATCATGAAACAAAACCTGTTGAAAAAAAAGAGCGTATTGCCGCATGAAATCTTGGAGATTGAAGATTCCGATCATGATAAAGACGTGAAGATGGAAAGAATAAATAAAACGATTTATGGTGGTAAGTTACAAGCAAATGGATACCCCACCATTTTCAAGAACGTGGGTGGTAAACTCGAGTATTACGAAGGAGGCCGAACAGCAGTAGAAATGGAAAACTGGGTACTCGGGAAAACCGCGGAAAACCACCCTGTTCATAAAAAAACGTGGCGCAACTATTTTTTCGGAGGGTTCCAAAGCGGAACGCTTACCCCGAAACCAACGCCTCGCCCAAAACCAGCCAAACCATCGAGATCATCTAGGGATTCGAAGTAAAAACAAAACTTGTCGTTTATTTCATGCGGATACGCGGTGCAAAATCAGCAAAAAATTGAACAAAATGATCCTTCGCCAACTGTGAATAATCATTTTCCGAAAACGAAGTAAATACAACCCGCGTTTCTAGTGTATCTGACCACTTCTTCAATATGAATGTGTCTGACACTACGAATGTCGTCAAGATCCAGCGTAAACACAAACCCCAAGTGATAAAAATGTTCCGCTTATTTGATTTCCAGACCTATGACAAAGCCATAGAGGAGGAGTCGGCTACGTCATCGAGTTCCGGTTCCGATTCGGATAGTGGTCCTGCATTCAAAAAACATGGTCCCCCTCCCGAAAAGAAGTTTACGATTCAAATGTTTGGTGTCAACGAAAAGGGGGAAACCTGTTGTATTTATGTCACCGATTACAACCCATTCTTTTATATTAAAATTGGAGATGCTTGGGGAAACCAGGAAGCCGATGCATTAATTCGGGAAATCCAATCTAAATTGGGTAAACAAGGAAAAAATTCTATTGTTTCCTACGAAGTCGTTTCTCAACATAAATTGTATGGATTTTCAGGAGGGAAAAGGCATAGGTTTTTGAAAATTGTGTTTCAGAATATGTTGGCAATGAATAAAGCACAACGCATTTGGTATGAATATAATAAAAACCCGGAAGAAAATGGCGGCGAATATCGGAAACGCGTCAAATTCTTCTTTATGAATGTTTCCTTGGAATTGTATGAAAGCAACATCCCGCCCCTTTTGCGATATTTTCATATACAAAACATTAGTCCGTCGGGATGGGTATCCTTTTCCACAAGCCGAGCCATTCGAATTACAGAGAAAACAACAACCTGCACCTATGAATATATGTGCCCCCTGATAGAACTCAAGCCGGTTCACGATAAAGAAACTCGTGTTCCCTACAAAATTTGTAGTTTTGATATTGAGGCAAGTAGTAGTCATGGTGATTTTCCCGTCCCTGTGAAAACCTATAAAAAACTGGCGAAAAATTTGGTAGACCTCTTTCTTGTTCATCAAGAGGCGAAAAACGCGGATATGTCGAGAGTGTTATTTGAAAAAATTGTAATGACCGCATTTGGATATGCGAATTTTGACGATGTAGACATTTTATATCCGAAATATCAGCCCTCCAAGGAAGAGGTTCAGCGATGGATTCAAAAGTTGTCCAAATATTCCATTGTAGATGTGAAAAAGGAGGTGGCGTCTGATTCCTCCAAGTCCCATTTGCTCACGATCGATGGGATGTTTGATGCGTTACATAAAACATCGGGGGAAAATTTGGCGGGAAAAGGATACGTCGACGAAGACGGCGGCGATGACGAAGGTGATGAAGATGAAGACACGGGCGAACGTGAGGCAGAATTCGAGCCTGTCTACAAAATCAAAGAAAAGGTTACGGATATCAAACCCACGCTTACATTGTTGGATGTTTTGGTATCCGGTGATCATGCTCCCGACGAAAAAATCCAAATCCTGAATGATGTTCTAACGCGCATTCTACCCGAATTGGAGGGAGATAAAGTTACTATGATCGGGACAACGTTTTTGCGATATGGTGAACAAGAACCATATATGAACCATTGTATTGTGGTTGGAAGTTGCGACGAAGTGCCTGGTGCAATTATCGAACCTGTCGAAACAGAGGAGGCACTGTTATTGAAATGGACCGAATTGATTCAAACCGAAAACCCAGATATTATCATTGGGTATAACATATTTGGTTTTGATTATGAATTTCTATTTCGGCGCGCGCAAGAAAATCATTGTGAACGCGACTTTTTGTTATTGTCCAGAAAGCAAAATGAGTTATGTGCAACAGAGCATCTCCGCGAG